CGATGATTAAGGCTTGTTGCCTTGGCGTCGATGTGGATAGGTTTGGCACAGAAATATGCGTCCAACGATCAAACTCTCTAATGATCTGATCGTACCCAATACCAGACGCTATGACAGCTTTCACCACCTCATCAGGGGTCATGCCAGGCACTCTTAGATCAGCCGCACAACCAACTCGATGCTGACTTGTATCCTTAGACCCAACCGCATCATTGACCGCCTTAGATCGAAACGCAGAGTTGACCATGATGGGTTTGCCACCAAGTACAGTTTTGACTTGTTCTAAAAAGTTTGCCAACCTACGCAAATTGGCAGACTCTGCCTCGTTTGGCGTATTGTCCAAGTCTCTGTGATCTGTGTGCGTTAGTTCTTCAAGAGTAAAGTGTTCACTTAGGTTCATTTTGATCTCCTACGATTGCTTTTGCTATTGCGGTAGACGCCTTACGTCCAGATATACCGCCCATTGTTCCCACGCCCATAAAGGCAATGGCTTTTAAGATTTCCAAAAATACAGAGTCAATAGGCGCGAGTTCTGGGTCTTGCTTCTCAAATCCAATCAAATACAAAACGCCAAAAGCGATGCCTAGAACCATGATAGTGATCGACTTAACAACAAAAGACCATACTTGGACTTCGACTTCTTCGACAGTAGGTTGTGGCCGGTTGACCCTGGCTATCATCAATTGTTTTAAGAATTCAATCATTTTGCGCCTTTCATAAGTTCTTCGGTTTTGGCTTTACTCCCTGCGGAAGACCCACGATGGAAGTTTACAACCGTACCCGTTAACGTCCACAACGACCCTAAAGCTGTAAACGCCATGCTCTTGTTCTGTTCTGGGACGCCGACTATGAAAACCACAAAGGTCATGGTGAGAGCGCCAGCAATGATTGAGACGTCGATGACATAGGCAATGTTTTTTGCCAACCACGACGCGACTGCTGAATTTTGAATATCTGCATTCATTTTGCGCGCGTCAGCAGTATTAGCCATGTCTAGCTTGGCCATCTCTAACTCTAATTCTTGGAGTTTTTGCGCCGCCTGTGGATCACCCGCGATAGCTTTAGCCACAGCATCAACGGAATCAGAAACACCAAACTTAGAAGCCAAAGCGGAAATAGCAGCCCCACCCAAAGGACCAGCGACAGCAGTTGCCAACGTGGGTGCGATACCCTTGAGAAGACCGAATAGTTCATTCATTTACTTTCCTTCAATTCACGTTTGAGTTTACGAAGTTCTTTTATCTCTTGCTTTAACTGTGCTCGCATGTATAGGGTTTCCACGTACGCCATTGATGTAACTCCAACAGTTATGCATACCGCCACTCCTATCAAAATCCACCAGATAAGTTTTGTATTGCCCACATCGCCCATCCAAAAAATAAAGAAATGAATGTCACAGCAATAGCGCTACTTACCATCTCGATCCTACGAATTTCCTCTTGCTCCCTTTTCCATCTTGCTTGCCTAGTCTTGCGAATCGTCTCAGCCCTAGCCCACGCTTGCTCTTGTTCTATCTTGTTGTGCATTACCAAGAATCTGCTATACAAGTCCTTTAATTCTGCGGGAGCGTAGACCATCGCTTCTCTGGTCTGCTCCATCAACTTCTCCATCTGCAACTCAATCAAAGCACGCTCGATAGCCTTTTTTGACGTGTTCTGTTCTGGGTTGTAGTTGGTTTTTGATTCCTCTTCAAGTTCTGCGTAGTAGTTGTTTATTTGTTGTTGCGTGTCAAAGAGCGTTCCAAGGTTGTCACCCACGCTTTTAATGAGTTCCAGTTCAAGGACTTCGTAGGACTGCTTGGCTGCGGCTTTGGCTTTCGTTTGCGCCACAGGCTTTGCAACTTCGACTTTTTCTGGCTTAGAGACAAAGAGGCCAATGAACCAGTCAAATATTCCCTTGACTGCTTTAATGTCTGACTGCACGCCTTCAATGGTCTTTTTAGCAGACTCAAGCTGAATACGACCTTGGTGTAAAAAGTCGCAGCCCTGCTTGATAGCGCCAAAAGCAGTTTGTGCCAATAAGAGAAGAGAGAAAGGGTCAATGGGTTACTCCTGGGGTTCTGGAACGCCCTGCACTGCACCACGGGCCGCGCCGGACATAGCGTCGTTGGCCGCATCAGCTACCCAATTAATGCCATATTTCTTACCTATGGCGATAGCCTCGTCAATCTTAGCGCGGTCAAACTGATTAATTTTTGGCTGCACAGCGTTAAATACTTTAACCGCATCCGTAGGGTTAAGCAGCAATTCTTTGATGCGTTGCTCAGTCATCTTAGACGCTTGATTAGCCCAGAATTTACTAGCCAACGATGTAATCGCATACGTTGCGCCTGACACTGGGTTATAAATTCTTGAGATGATTTGTTCAGGTGGAATACCTAATAACGCTTCAACAGGCGTCTTGGGGACAGTATCAGTCCTAAACGGTACGTTAGTTAAATCTCTGGTTATGCGGTTTGACACTGTTGCAAAGTCAGCGACCTTCTGCGCGTAGGTAGGTCCAAACACGCGGTTAAAAACGGCTGATTTATTGCGGTCGTTTAATAACTCAATTGGCTTGCCGGACTTAACAATATCGTCCAACATAAACGATCTAGCAGCGTTGACAGCATCTTTATTGGCGCCGTACTGCGACATAAACTTATTGGTAAAGTTAAGATCGCCGTACATCTTGGTGACTAAATCTTGCGCGTTGTCAAACCCTTCACCTTTAATGATTTGGTTGCCGGCTACCACCCTAAATGCGTCATCTAGACGTTTACGTTCAGCTAATAACACTTGTACGTTATTTACAGACCCACGTAATTCATTCTCTAGACCAGGTATTAAAGACACGCCGCCTTGGTTCTTTTTAAGCCATTTTTCGGCAATCTTAGGATTAATAACGTCGTCCTTTAACACCGCACGACTAAAACTATCCATAAAGGCGTCGCGCGCTACGCGTACGCCTTCTTGGCCGGTAGCGTCGATAAACTGGCTGACATTAGACTTGTTGCCGAGTAACGCAGGCGCAATCTGTTCGACAAACTTCTTGCGGTCAATGTTGTTTAGCGTATCTGAATTGAACGGCAGACCTACTTTTTGCAAATAAGAATTATCCGCATTTCGGTACGCTGTGACAAACTCAGGATCAAGATTGTCAATGTGGCCACTGACGCGTGTTTTGAGTTCGGTCAACAGACGAATGTCAGCAGGGTCCGAGGTCTTACGCAATTGCTTGTTGACCTCGCGTTTCAAAGAATCCAAGTCTTCCACTGTGGCAGCAGAGAATTTAACACCGCCTTCAATTGCGGGTTTACCCTCGGCCGTTAGGATTGCGCTAGGCTCGACAGTTTCTGGTTTAAATTTTGCTCGTACGCGGTTGTAAATAGATGGGAATGTCTTAAAGATATCAGACGCTTGTGCGCCAGCGACAGAGTTAAAGATGTCATCAACTGCCGTAGAAGGTAATTCAACATTATTAGCTTTGGCGATATTGAACGCCTCAGTGTAAAGAGGGCGCACTTCTTTGTACGCAGAGTCTTCTTTCTTAGCTAGTAAACTATCGATTCGATTGCCCAACATGGTTGGGTCCATAGACTTGTCGCTGTAGACGTCAGCAATTTGCTCATCAATCGTGCGAAGACGACGCGCTTGTGGAGCCGCCAAATCAGTAGGCTTAATACTCACTTGTACTTTAGATGGATCGCCAAACAATCTAATTTGATTGGCAACCATAGCTTGCTTGGCTTTTTCAAACTGATCGCTGTATTGAGCGCGAAACACTGCGTCTTTAGACGACAGACTTTGGATGAAGTTGTTGATAACTGGGTTATCAGCTAACAACGAACTAATAGGCATTTGCACAGGCGTGCCGCCTGGCGCCTTTAGATAGACGCTCTCCTGCGCTTTGGCCGCTTCAGTAAGCACTTTCATAAAGTTAGGATCGGCCGCACCAGCGGCTATAAAGATGTTGCTGATTCGGTTGTCAACGTCTTTGAGCAATTCATCTTCAGGGTTAGTGCCACGGATTTTGTTCCACTGACTTGTTGCCAGACTAATACCTTTTCCACCTAATTCGGCGGTTTTTACGCCAGCACTAGTGCCATAGGCGCCAGTAACGCCACCAAACAAACTACCAAGAAACCGGCCAGTGCCTGGCGCGTCTACTTTTGCTCCCGCATATTCGCCGGCTTGACCGCCAGCTTCTGCAGAGCCGCCAACAACGGCTTGCTCAGTTGGGCGCATTATTGTTTGGGCAACAGGGCCTAGACGTTTAAATATAGATAGCGCAGGAAACAAATAAGACTCAGGCGAAGTAACTGCTTCAGCGCCTGCTGATATCATTTTCTGAGGACCTGTCTGAGGTTGTACACCAGTAGACCCCATAAGTCGCATAAGGCCGCCATAAACCGGTTCACGTCCTTGTTGGAATGTCTCTACCAAACCGCCAGTAGGTTGCGGTATGGGCGTGCCTGCAGCACGCATACCCATAGTGAACGGGTTTACGCCAGCCCTATCTATGACATTAGCCAGCCCAGACACCGCACCGACAGTACCTGCAAAACCTTTACGCGCGCCTTCAGCTATTATGGCGCCCATAGATGGTGAAGGTGCAGACACACTACCAGCTAATTCTTCTAGTTCGTCAGGACTTAACGCTACATCAGTCTTATAGGGTTTACCATCAATCGTATAGGTTGGCATGTCAATCCTCAGTTACTGTTACAGTTTTGCCAGATTTTAAGGTTATTGTTTTTGGTGCTTTAGCCGCCCCGCCTGCCGTAGGCATCTTGAACTGAGGAAAATCTAACGCTTCGGCAATTATCTCAGGCGTGTAGCCTGGTTGTCTTCCTGCTATCTTAGTCTGACGTGAAATCTCATCATTGGCCTTCTTAGCCGCAACAGTACGGATAGCTTGCAAAGTCTTCTTCATCTTTTCTTGCGTATCTGTAGATGGAGTGCTATCAAACAATTTAGATATCGTATCGACCGCTCCACCAAGTAGTGATGGGTCGGCGCCGGCCGCTGTTAATTCTCTTTGGCTTAGATCGCCGGCTCCAGATATTGCTCTAGCAAACTGAACTTGCGCGGCTCTAAAAGATGCAAAATTGTTAGTAGAAAGTGAGTCATTGATGCTTTGCAACGCTTGATCCGCAGCGTACACAGTCTTAGATTCAGGGTCAATTGTGCTTTGGACAGTTGCCCTAAATCTAGGAATATCAACAAAGTCTTTAGCGCCAGGCAAGACGTTAGTAAGCGTAGTTCCTCGACCGCCTTCTAATCCTTTGATGTAGCGATCGACTTCAGCTATCTGTGCTACAGGCGCGTTATCTTTAATTAATGCTTTGCGGTATTCTTGCGCTTTCTGGATATCTAGAGGCGCTGCTTCTTTAGTGCGAGTTAACGCCGCTAACTTATCTTCATATACCTGAAGAGTGGCAGCATTCTCTGGCGTTTGTTCCCTACCTTTTATTTCGCGGATAGCAGCCCGGTAAGCTGCTTCTGTTTCGGCCTTTAGTACGTCTTGGCCAACGCTCAACGCACGGCCTTCACGCGAATATCTTGTTGCTTGGGCAATTTTAAGTGCCGCTTCTCTAGCCTGATTAGCAACGGCATTAGCACCTTGTGGATCAAAAGGGGCTAACTCTTTTGCGGCGGCCATAAGAGAATTTGGATCATTGGGATCGGCTCTATTAAATATTGCATTTCTCATGCTTATAAGTTTTAACTGTGGGTCTTCAGCACCCATAGCACCACCAATGCCACGACCTAGTTGTGCCGCACCCGCATAAACATTGGCACGACCAAAAGCATCTGGAGCCAGTTGCCCCATTTGTACACCTTGTTGCAATATGTTTTCGCCAACTCTTTGTTGGTACATCTCAGGAGTAATACCAAACAATCCACCTACAATATCTTGTGCCATGATTACTCCTTAAAAATATTGTTGCATTGGGTCATAGTAGCCAGTATTAAATGTGCTACCAGAACCACCAACATTTCCAGTACTAACTAGTGGTGATGTTAGATAAGTACCCAATGCGCCACCCAATAAAGAATTGGGATTACCCAAACCACTTAAACCATAAGCCAATGGACTAGCGGTAGCCCCTGCGGATGTACCTAAAGCACCACCATAGATAGAGCCTCTTAACCCTATCTCTCCAGCCCTTGCACCAGCCACAGATGATTGACCTGCAAGTCCTTGGCTTAAGGTAAATGGTTGTTGCGCCATAGTTTCTAACTTACCAGCCTCACCAAACAAGCCTGTACCAAAGGAAACTTGTCGTTGACCAGCCTCTTGAGCCTGTGCCGCTAACTGTGCATCTTGTTGTGCCAATGCGTTGTAATAGGCTTCTAACTCAGGATTAGCACCCATCAAACCTTGTGCGCCACTTGGACGCAAACCAGTAGAGCCTACTGACAAACCACCACGACCTGTTTGGAACTGTTGGTTTCTAATGCCAGCCAACTGTCTTTGCCGACTAGGATCAAGCAAGTCATATTGCCTTGTCATGTACTGTTGAGCAACTTCTTCAGGAGTCTGCGCTAAATAACTAGAACCCAAACTCATAAGTCTGTTTTGGGCAGAAGTGATCTCTGGTGCGGCGGTATACCCTGCACTTGTTAATTGACCAGTAGTAGGATCAACTTGGAAGTTAGATGTACCAAAACGAGTAGTTGTGCCAATAGGTCTGAACTGTGCGCCAGCAACGCCACGCCCTGCCGCTTGTTCTATGTTTCTCTGTGCTTGGAGTGCCGCTTCCCTAGACTGTTGCATTTGCAACAACCCACCAGCAGTTTGCAACCCACCTTGAACAACGCCCTTTTGACCTAAGAAGTTTCTTGCCGTTTGAGCCGCACTACCACCAGCCGCCAATAATCGTCTTAGATATGCTTGTGTAGCCGCATCAAAAGAGGAAAAAGCACTTGGTGGAGGCATACCATCTGGGTTAACACCATAGTCTTCAGGGCTTCCATAGTTTACGTCTGGAGGCATCATCCCATCTGGATTTACTCCATAGTCTTCTGGATTTCCAAAATTGTAATATGGAGGCATCATCCCGTCTGGGTTAAAGCCATAATCCGCTGGACTACCATAGTTTATGTAATTGTCAGCCATGTTATTTGCTCCCGTTGTTCCTTGTCCTGAAGTTCCACCAGAACTGAATAAAGTAGATGGTGTTACTTGGCTTATTGCCCCACCTGTTACGCCGCCTGCTACTGATTGTTCTAAAGGCTTACCACTAAGTAAACCTTGAGTAGTTCCACCAGCCACATTTCCAGCAAAAGTAGAGCCTGTTTCAGTTCCAACTGCCCCACCAACCTGTGTTCCTGCATAACTTATGGCGGCACTTTGGAGAGCCTTTTCTGGGCTTTGTCCAGCATCTAAAGCAAAACCAGCGTTTATATAAGGTATTAGATATGTTTGCCCCGTTGCCATAGCAGTTGCTATCGCCGCAGTCTGTAACGGGTTATCCAATGCCGCTTGAACAGTTTGCTCAACTGCTGTAACAACGGGTTGAACTACTTGTTCAATAACTGGTTCAACAATGGGGTCAACTACAGTCTCCACGACTGGGTTAAATACTTGTCCAATAAATCCACCACAACATCCCATGTTATATCTCCATTGACATTAAGTAAGGGTCAACTTTTCGTTTTTCATCTTTCTTAAAACTAACGGAAATTGCTCCTGCGGTTTTTGCTAGTCTTTCTGCCGTAGTTGTATTGTCAACATACATCTGCAACAAGCGAATATTTGCTTTTTTCATAGTAGCAAAGAATTCCTTAATTGCTTTTATGTAACCCATTGCATTGCCACCATTGACGATGTAAAACAATGCTGTATTTCCAGACACTTTATAAATAAACATACAGTCACCAGACCGCACAGCAAATGAATTTTTCTGCTTCAATGTGCCATTTATTTCAGCAACCATTTGTGCTTTTGTTGTATCAAGATTATTATTCTTGATATGGTTCTCAACAATTTGTTCTGGAGTCATTACATTGTTCCATTCGCAACAACATTGCCAATCACAGTCAAATTACCAGAGGCATCTATCTTTGCCACAGGCGTTGCTACATTGTAGATATACAAGACATTTGATGCTTCAACAAACGAAAAGTTTGTAAATGTTCCATCTGCTTTACTAGTAATAGCAGTTTGGATATTCGTAAACTCTGTGTCGATCTCAGTACCTTTAACGACCTTGGAGGCATTGCCTGACGCAAGCGCATCTTTAGCCGCAAAGTTGGTGGTTTTTGTATAGTTCATGGTTATTCCTTACCCAAGTTTTCCGTTTTTAGCCTGAATCTCAATCTTTTGGATGCTGATAGCAGAACCATTTATGTCAATCTCATAAGCAGTTTGCACAACCTTGCCATAGCCTGATGCTTGACCAACCAATGTGCCAATCTGTATGCCTGTCGAATAGTATGCTACTGGGATGCCATTTGCACCATACTCAGCCATTCCATACTCTGCAATTGTAGAAATAGGGATAGTTGCTTGGGTTGAGTAATATTGTGCTGAAAAGTCGTAAGACCATTTGATTGTCAATATCTGGTTAGTTCCACCAATCACAACCACAGAGATTTTCTTCAGGATTGATGTGACATTGGCATCACCTAAGTCAGCATAGTTGGTGTAATATTGAAAACGATAGGTAGAGGCATGGTCAAGATATGTCCCATACTTGCCAACATAACCATTCTTGCCAATCAGTAAGTCACCATTTCTTTTTGCCAACAATGCAGTTGGTTCAATAGAGTCCCAAGTTGTTACCCTTGCAGAACCATCTTGTAACTGAGCCTTTGTATCAAATACATAGACTTGTTTAGCAATAGGAAGCGTTAGAAGATAGAAAGCGTTTACTTCTGAGTAAACAGCCTTGATATTTGCCAATGTCTCACTCGCCACATAGGTCATCAAATCATTACGCACATTTTTGGACAAGTCTCGCAATGGGGCAGACTTCTCTTGGATAGTACGCAAAAGACTACGCACACCAGAGTTAGACAAGAAAACAATGTCTGAACCCGTAGAAACTATGGAATCCCTTGCTAAACAACCAATGTTGCCTATGGTGTCAGCCAATGACATTGTGGATGGGGTTGTAGCCCCTTGATAGGTCAATATCTGACGCTTACCAAAGATAACCAAGTAGTTATTGTGTGCGCCCAAACCCATGATCTGATCTGCGCCATTAGCCCAAACCCTAGAAACATCAAGAGTTCCAGATGTCCCAGCAGTCCAGTTATGCCCTGCCAACAAGTCAGAAAAGGTAATCGTTACATTGTCTGTCGTAGTATCAGCCACCCACAAGCGACCAAACGCAGAAATAACAATGTTTCCCAAAGGAACTGTGCCTGTATAACCCGTTTTCTCAGACACACGCCTAAATGTGGTTGTGCTTACCGCAGGGTCATAAATCAGAGGATCAAAGCCAGATTGGAAGAAGTAAGTAATGCCATTCAAAGATGCACATTGCCAATTGCTATTGGTAATAGTTGGGGCAGTACCACCACCCCCATAGGTCAACTCTACGACTGTATTAGTGGAACTGAGTTTGAATAACTTGTTGTTACCAGCAAACAATACAGTCAAAGTTCCATCAAGTTGCACTAACTCATGTATGACTTTTATATCATTTGCGCCTAGATTGCCAGAGGAAGCATTAACCCTTGAGAAGCCTTTTCGTGCGCCAATACGTCCATATTGGTCAATGACGCAATTGGTGGCAATAGACGCATACCCAGCCTCCAATGTCAGAGGAGAGTCTTGCGTGTTTAGTCCAAAGAAGCCTGGCGCTTGAACACTAAAGGTCTGCAATCTTTGCGTCATGTTGCTACAAACTCCCCACGATCAGGATAGCGTGTGCCTTCCAAAGCAATATAGTCAGACAACATTGCCCGATACAAGTTGTACGCTTCTGAGGAAGAAAGACCACCATCTTCGCCACGCTCTACCAATGCTCTTGAAAATGCGTTTTGAGACACTAAAACATCAGAAACTAGCACCACAGTAGCGTCAGCCGCCAAAGTTGCTTGTGGTACTGCTAAAGAGAATTTAACTGTGTATACAGCATCTGGAACTGGATACAAGGTTACTTTTGTATCGTAACTAGCATCTACGCCATTAAAAGCATAGTCAGTAGGTGCTGAAGTTCCAGCGGGTAAGAAGTTGATGTTTCGGTTCATGGTGACAAAATCTATGTTTGTCATACCTAAAACACTAGTGGTATTGATTGCGTCTAAGACTTGGAACTTCTGACCAGCCCCTGTGAGGGAGTAAGAAGAAGTGTTTGCAACTGTGGTAACTGTAATAGTTTGAACCAATACGTTCCAAGCAAAGGAATCCTCAATCTGACGCTTTGCATCATTGACAAACTTGCCAATCAGAGTGGAATAGGTAGTTTCGTTGAAAGTAGTGACCACAGGCTCTCTGAGGCGCACTAACACATCGTTTACAAGTTCTAGGTAGGTCATGCTCTAGTCAACCCTTCTTCTTCAAATGTCGCAATGAAACTGAATGTGCTTCCCGACTGAGTAGTTATTTTTAGTTTGTCACCTTCTTCAAACACAATGTAGGCGTTGCCATCAAACTGCAAATATTCTTTTGTACTGAAATCAAGAGCAGTCAATATATCAAGTGTGCTATTGGCACTTGAGTCAAACCATTGAACAGTTATATGCTTGGTAGACCCGCCTGTATTGTGAATATACATTACAGTAAATCTGGCGTAATAGCCTAGAGGACAGGTATAGACTGTTGTGTCTACTGCCGCTGTGGGACTAACTCCAACTGATAATGCTCTCATTTCGCTTTTGCCTTATTTCGTGTAGAAATAGACTTAGCCTTTGCCTTTGCGTCAGCCTTTGAGGATGCACCCCATGCTTTGAGCGAAAGAAGCAGTCTTGTCGGTTCACCTTTCTTGTCGTACTCAGCACCATCATTG